GTTTCGTAGTAATCCAAGCTTTAAATAAATCATTCATCAAGTCTTCATATACAAATGTCATTGTGTCTTTTATATCTTCACATTGCCATCCTTTCTGTAGAACACGTTGACTGTCATCATAAGGTGTAACCTTTTTAGGTTTACCTCCAACAGACACGTGTTCTTTATGTCTTTTATAATCACTCATCTCTCATCCCCATCCCTCCATGATTATGCTTTCGAAACTAACGTAGTATGAACAGCTGCTCCAGGAGTAGTAGTAGTACCTGTTACTCCATCTGCATTACTAATCTGTACTATTAAATCACCTGCTGCTACTGCAACATTCGTTGTACCATCCATTTTAGTAACGTTACCAGTTAACCTACCATTTGCATCAACTGTAAAAGCTGATGGTTTAATATAAGTTAAGGCCGATACATCATAAAACCATACTTCACCCATTTTGCATTCCTCCTTGCATTTGCTGCATTTGCTGCATTTGTTGTTGTTGCTGCTGTTGTTGCTCTGCAGCTTGCTTTTCTATTTCTTCCGTATCTTGATATAGACCTTGGAAGTCTACAGGAATCTTAACAGGTAATACCGCACCTTCAGTTCCTTCGGCTTTAATCTTAATCTCAGCCCAGTTTCTATTACTTTCGTCTTCTGCTTCAAGTAATTGACGCTTGTTATCTATCTTCTTATTATCTATCTCAGCTTTAATAAGACTAGTATTAGCAGCATTTTGTGCTTGAACAGCTTGATTCGAAGCTTGTTCTTGTTGCTGTCTTTCTTGTTCTTTAGCTTCAATCTGCTGCATAACCTCTGGATTATCTGGATCTACAAAATAATCAAGTGGATCTAATCCCATAGCAGTAACCATTTTAACGCCTAAATTAAAAGCAGCGTTTTGTGATATATACTTTCTAGACGTGGGATCTTGCGCCATAAGTGGAATCAACTCTCCAACTTGTTGTAACTTCTGCTGCATGTTGATATTAGAGTTTTCGCCAAGGTTAGCTTGAATATCTAAATCTAAATTAGAAGGAATCATTTGCAAATCACTTGGGGATATAGAAGCATAACCTTTATCGGTCTTATACATCATATCTTCTTTAATGTTTTGTTTCATCTCTTTCAATAAACCACGACACAGATCTTTAAAACCTGTTTCCATAAATCTTCTAGCAATATGCTCAATACGGATTTGAGCCGCACTTTGAGTTTGAGCTATCTTAGCTTCTGAATTTCCAGATACATATAATGCATCATTCAAACCCATAGCAGCTTTTGTTAAACCTGTTGATTGCTCTTTCTGTAACTGAAGATATTCTAACATACCTTGGGTTCCAGGTGATATTGGATCAGGACCTATTTGTTGCACTGAGTTAACAGCTGGACCATTGGTAGCAATAACTTGTTTAGGTACAGGGTTTTGTAATGCTGAAAAGTCTACAACATTTGGATCTGCTAATGTTCTACCGTAGTTACCAAAGTAAACATTTTCTACAAAACCTCTTAATATAGCTGTTGTAGCTTGCATTTGTGGGCGTACCATATCAGCTAAAGATAAACCATGATACTCATGAGGAATCTCTACTGGATTTAAATCAGCTACAGGTATATAAGATACATCATCTTCTTGAAGTATATCGTTACCAGCCTTAATAACATGCTTAAGCTCAGCAACTCCATCTCCGTCTCTATCAGATCTAATCCAACATTCAATAACTTCTAATACTGTATTAGCTTCATCAGAATCATCTAATGCTTCATTAGCTAACCAGTTGTCAATACCAACAGAATCTTTTCTTGATGATATCTCTTGAGACCAGGACATACCGCGACCGACTTCAGCATTCTCACCAATCTCTGACAAGTCCTTTTGAAAATCAGGAAACATTTGTCTTATTTCAGAATAACTAAGCTCAACAACTTTAGCTACAAAAGTAGCGTCTTGAATGCTCTTAGCGTCTTTGTTGATTAAGAATGCCTCAGGAGGTATAGCTTCAATAACAACTTTAGATTTGTCTAGAGTTCTACGAAGTCTTACATTTTGATAGACTTGTTCCTGTGGTCCAGGCTCATAATTTTCTGTAACTTCTAAATCCCCAACAATCTCTACAAGTGGGTCTGCAAGAAGTTCGTCTAGTACTGTTTCAGAAATCTGATCGTACTCTTCCATCTCGTACTCAGAGTCTTCAACCCATGACCAGCTTAATGTTCCATTACCATATAAATAAGCAGACTTAACCCAGGTGTTGATTGTTTTCCACCCGTCATTCTTATTAAATATACAGTAGTTAACTAGGTCTGAAGCTACTTTAGCCTGGTGAATATCACGCGGCTTCATACTTCTAGGTACAAAGTTAGCAAGTTTATTATTGTCTAGTAACAGCTTTGTTGTTAAAGCAGTATAACTTTCAATAACCTCTGTAGTATCAGAAGATACAATCTTACTAACTCCCTGAGGTTTTAAATCACCTAACGGTGACATATTAAACTCATACGTAGCATTTTCTCTTCTGGAAGACAAATCACCTGCTCCCGTTAGACCTCCAATGCTATTACGAACTTTTGAATCAATTTGAGCAATGAGTTCGTCGTTAGTTACTTTTTTCAATTCCATACTCTCTCTCTCCGTTACAGCCAATTAGTCTCGTCTGTGTATGTATGTTGATTTAGTTCTCCAAAGGAGAAGCGTTGATTCGTTAAAGAATGACCATGCGTTCTGTAAGCTTCACAAGTAATAGCTAATGCCATCACAGTATCATCATGATGACCTGTTGCAGCTTGCATCCTGTTATTCTCACCTACTAATATATAATTCCTTAACTCATCTAAAATCAAGCTTGATGGGATATTTATATCATAATCCTTAACCATAGCTTGTAAGTTAGATATTATAGGCACTTTCGTGCTTACCGTAGTTTTAAATCCATATGAATTTATATCGTTACCAAGTCTTACATTAGCAGTCTTTCTTTGCTGATATAAGTTTGGATAATTCATAGAATGTAGTTGTTGTATTGTAGCTAGTCCAATTGAGTTAGATTCAGGAGCCAGCAAACAATTGTTATACCACCTACCTAAATAAAATAGAACATGTCCAAAGAATACAGGATCAATCCTATTATTTCTATACAGAGCTACAACATTTCTCTCGTTGTCCATGACAACTGCCGCGGAATAGTCTCCGCCCACACCCCCGGCGACATCCCCGCCGATGAGATATTTCTTATCTCTTTTAGGTGGTTGCCACACCTGTAAGTCTCCTTCGATATCCTCGTCAAAACTTGCGTACTCTCTATTAAACTTTCTTATTGACTCAGGTGCAGAGTGTATATACTGATTGATTACTTCAACATCAAATACGTTTGAACCTGATTGGATGAAGCTTTCCTGAGCTGTGAACGGATATTCCTGTTTGAATAAAATAGAAGATGTTTCTGCAATTTTGATTCTGCGCCAGTATATCTGCTCATCATCTAAATCCCATTCGTCTTTAATCTTCTGTTCTTCAGATGTTAGTTCTAAACCATCTGGCACTACAATCCTGTATTCGTCCTGGATATACCAAGGCACAAACAAAGATGTAAAATTTCCTAATTTTTTCTCTGCTTTATTCCAAAGATCATAGTACACACCCTGCGCCCCGTTCGACGTAGAGTTGATAATAATTATACTTCCAGGAGAGAGTGAAATAGACTGGAATAGTCCAGCCATAACCTTCTCCGCACTCTGGAAAAATGCAGTCTCATCACATAATAAAGCTGTGTTTGTTGTCCCGCGACCCGGGTTATCCGCACCTGCAGTAAAACAACGATACATAGATCCATTGTCTACAAACTTCATTTCTCTTTTATTTGATGCACTCAACTCAGGTTTTATATCCTTTGGCAAATCCTCGTAAAAAGTTTTAGACATACTAAATATACTTTCTGTCGTAGGCTTGTCTAAAGATATAATAACCGCCCTCGTAGATTGGTAGAATAAAGCTCTGTGAAATATCAAGGCAGAACTTATTGTACTGAACCCAGCTTGGCGGTATTTAGATATGATCATTCGAACACGACCATATTTATCCATTTGTCTATTAAACTCATCGACAACAATCTTTTGCGCTGAATTGATCTTAAGTTTTATTTTACCTAGCGCTGCATCTTTAGGATAAATATATAAACATTCATTAATAAAAGCTTCAGGATCATTTTTCCAAATATCCCATTGCTTTCTTTTCTCAAGCTCTTCAACTGCTTCCAACAACTCATCTTCGCTTGGCATAGCGTCTCCTACTTATTGCTCACAAGTTGTAACACCCTTGCTTGCAACTCTTCTGTAGATACATCTTTTACATTTTCTTTAATAGTCTCAGCATCTGCTGTAGGTTCTATAAATTTATTTGCTTCTATAATAGCTTTCATTGCTAAACTATCACCTGCAGTCGTAGCTTGCGCGAAGTTCCTCCTTGCAATCTCTACTAGCA